AACGCGAAAGGTTTGGGTGTTACAGCTACGCCAACGCGCGCGGATGGTAAAGGACTCGGGCGCCACTCGGGTGGTGCATTCGATACGATGTGCATAGGCTTGCAAGCACGTGAGGCGATCGCCCAGGGTTGGCTATTGGATCATAGGATCTATGCGCCCATGGGTGATTATCATCGGCCCGAGTCTTCGGAGCTCAACAGTACCGGGGACTTCAAACACGATGCGATAGTTGATTCGATCCGTAAAAGCCACATTGTTGGCGATGTCGTCAAGCACTATCTCCGCCTAGTGCCAGGTAAGACCACCGTGGTGTTTGCATCGGACGTTAAGACCGGCACGGAGATGGCCGCTGACTTCAATGCGGCCGGCGTACCCGCGCGCGTAGTTAGTGCTAAAACGCCCGAGAAGGAGCGCACTGAAACACTTAGGTTGTTCGCGGCGCGCAAGGTGTTGGTGCTCGTCAACGTGGATCTGTTCGGTGAGGGAACTGACCTACCGGATCTTGAGGTCGTCATCATGGCCCGCCCGACGGAGAGCTTCGCCTTGTTCGCGCAGCAGACCGCCCGGGCATCGACGCCGGTATTCGACGGTCCGCCGCCGGAAACAGTCGCGGGCCGGCTCGCGGCTATCGCGGCGAGTCCCAAACCATACGCGATCATAATCGATCATGTCGGCAACGTGGCTCGGCACGCTACGGCCGTGCAAGTCGGCGATCGAACCGTGATCGATCTGGCCTATGGAGAGTGGACCCTCGACGCCCGCGAAGGTGCATCGCGCGATAAACCCAAAGACGCGATACCCTTGCGGACGTGTTTAAACCCCACCTGCATGCAGGTCTATGAGCGGGTACTCCCAGAGTGTCCGTACTGTGGGACGCATCCCAAACCCGCATCGCGTAGCGCGCCGGAGTTTGTCGACGGTGATCTGACCGAGCTCGATCCAGCAGCCCTGGCAATACTGCGCTTGGCGGTGGCCGAGGTGGACAAACCAGTAGAGGATTACACCGTCGAACTCGCGGCCAAACACTGCCCGCCGATCGGCATCCGTGCGCATGCGAAGCGGCACGTCAAACGGCAGGAGGCACAGACAGAATTGCGGGAGGCGATCGCCTGGTGGGCCGGGTACCAGGGTTCGCTAGGGAGGGGCACCGCCGAACGATATCGGCGGTTCTGGTTCGCCTTCGGGATCGATGTCGAGTCGGCTAAGGCGTTGGGGACCGAGGAGGCGCTTGAATTGCGGGACCGGGTAACCGCTACGATTTCCGCTCTCGAAGTAGGGTAGACAAAAAGGCGTCGAGTCTGGTGTTAAATGCCATCTGTTCTTGGCGCATTTGGTTAAGCGTGGTTTCCAGGGCGTGCATACGCTGGTTGAACTCCTCGCGCCGCACGTAGACGTCTTGGATTCTATTGACACGTAGGTGTAACTTTTCATCCCCGGCGGTTATGGTCCTATGGACTTGGCGGTCCCGCATGATCACGCCCCCGATCAGGGCCGCCGCTACTCCCAATGCTACGAGGATGGTGTCTAATGTCATTTTTTACGCTTCCACGCTTCGGCAAATTTGTCACCTGTCCGGAAACCCATGTACGCCCATGCCGGTGCCGACAGCACGCCGACTAGGGCGAAGTCGAACAGGTCCTCACCTGTCAATGCTACCACACCGAAGCATCCGATGCAATAGGCGACCGTCGCGGTCCAGCTTTGCCGAGCCATACCCGGCCGGACCCAGCGGACCCTTTCATCGGTGGATTGATCCCCGGCCCGTATGGTAAGCTGCTGTTGTTCGTGGGCTTTCTGTTCATCTTCCAGTTCCAGCCGTTTCATTTCGGCAAGGTGTTGCCGGATGCTATCCTCGTTCGAATAGTACAGTTCTTTCAGCCGCAGCAATGCGGCCGGATCGGTTTGCAATGCCTCCAGCGCCTTGACCGGATCGTCCGTGCCGGTTGCACCCGATACGATCGAGATACCGGCGGCGATCGCCCCGGGGATGTTGCCCGTGATAAGGGATCCGACAAGGGCCGCACCCTTGCCGGCGTTGTTTTTGATCCAGTTGCCTACGGTTGACCAATTCGCCATGTCATTGCACCTCTAGCGTAATCTGTCCCTCGACGCGCGTGTTATCCGTAGATAATTGCCAATTAGTAAGATCGACCCTTCGTATCGACACATACCCATTGCCGGGTATAGCTAGTGCGTACCCGATGCTAGCTGTACCGTTATCCACTATACGTATCGGGTTCGTGGATTGCGCATTGACGGTCTTCCCGCCCGGTAGCGATATTCGAAGATCGGAGCTTGGGGTTCCGCCGACAGAGGACGTATCAACGATAAAACTCATGGTTAGCAGTTTACCGTTAAGCAGGTAGTTATCAGATACCACGTCACCACTGGCGACGGTCCACGTCATTGAACCAGAGGCGGAGTAATTGCCTGCGGAAAATGCCCGATCTACCCACTCGCCGGTGCTATAATAGATCGGAGTTGTCTGATTGATGATATTAGGCCCGATGATTAGTTTTTCGGGAATAAGATCGGCCGCTGAATACCCGATGGTTGAATAGCACGTATTGTTATCGACATATACAGGCCGGTTAGACTGCAACGTATTGAGTAAGATACTGTTGGTAACTCCGGTCGAGTCACACTTATTACCAGATATTAGTATGTGCCCGGATTTGTACACCGAAATATCATACAGCGTAGCACCGGAAATAAGATTATCACGCACGATAGCATGGTCGACGTTCCCCGTGCTAAGCGCATAACCCAAGAGTATTCCGATTGTCGTCCCGGCAGCAGATCCGGTAAATAGGCACTGATTACCAATGATGTTTATTTGATTATCGATGACCGCGCCATTATCAATTCCCCGAATAGTTACGGATCCTGCGCTCCCGTCCACCTCTATATAATTTTTGTCGATGGTCATTACCGAGTCGACTACGCCGAAAGTAACACCCTCTGTCGTGGCCTCGATATCACACCCGGTGACCCACGCATATATAGCAGCACTTATGCGTACGCCGGTGGTGAATCCGTGTACGGTGCTGGATTCGATACGCACAGTCTCGGGTCTAACATTGCCGCTCCCGGCTGTGTAGTTGTACCAATCAGCAATAACACCGTATTGGGTGCCAGTACCGCTACCAGACGCCTTGATTATTTTTGTATTTTTTACATTTACTACGTAGCATCTGCCAATCAATTCGACGCCCGAATTGATGTCTTGCATCCAGCAGTTATTTATTAGCACATCCTGGACCGTGTGTAGCTCAATTCCGGTGTTGAAATTTAAAATCAGGATACCGTCAAACGTCAATCCATATAGCGTATTAGCTTCATCGGTAGTAGTAGCCTGTCTAATCGCCACGTTTGCTGTTGTGCCCGTCCCCTGTAGTCCGATATCCCGGATGATACTATTGCCATAGCCAGTGGTGTAATCATACACAATACCGTCACAACCATTAGGATTAAGTACGGATACGTAGCCGCCCAGGCCGCGGAGATTAACGTGTTTTTTCATCTGTATCGCGGACGTGGTTTTATATGTACCGGCCGGGAAAAACACGCTGCCGTACGGGGCCGCGCCCGCCATTGAATCTATAGCGGCCTGTATGGCGGCCGTATCGTCCGCAACACCGTCGCCTACCGCGCCAAAAGACCGAACGCTTACCACATCATCTAGCGCGGCATTGTATGCCTGGACGGCGGTGCCGATGTCCGTGGCACGCAGATGGACCACCCAGTCCGATACGCCCGGGGTATTACCAATGTTACCATCGGCGGTGGATATCCAGATCCGACCATCGTATGTACACACCGAATCCGTGTGGTATTCTTGGGCGACATTCCATTCTGGCACACCCATTTGATGTACATATGATAGCAGCTGACCTAACGTAAAGCCCAGGCCATTAAAATCCTGTTTCGTGGGCTTGTCATTTACCCCCACGATCTCCCAGCCAGATAGATAATCGGCGTTAATGTTATCGTCGAGAGCGTCGCTCTGGGAGGTGTCCCCAAACACTGTACGGTTTAGGCCGGTGGCATTGACGCCGAACGCCTGGAGATTACCATCGTATCTAGCTATTTTACTCATTACAATATTACCTTTTCGGCTAATCGTCCGCCGGATTGATTGGGGTCAAATTTGTCCGCGAAACCCCGCGCGTTCGGGTTATCCGCAAAACCAAATGTGTCTATAGGATCGGCTAGTATTATGTAATCGTACCGTACACCCTGCGGTTTCGGCAACAGCCCTAGGTTGACTATCGCGCGCAGGTATTCGAGTTCGATGACCGGCGATACATACAGCGTTAGGCCCATATTAAGGCCGTCAGTTACATACGCCTGGGCCGCGAATGCCGCATTTACCACATCCTGTATGGATATGCGGCTGTCGGATACCATGAAGGCCGAACCCACATTGGCCGCTATCTTGGCGCGCAACAGTATGCGGTACGCTACGTCGTCCAGCTCTAGGGTCGTATAAGCTGGGGAGAATTTATCGAGAAAAGGCGCGGCCGATACCGCGGGTGTGAACTTATCGTCGAAGCCCCTGGCGTCCGGATTATCAGAAAACCCGAACGCGATTTTAGCGACCGTGTACGGCACTAAACGCGGTAAACCTACGATGGCGCCAATCTTATCCAGACGATCCCCGGACGCCGTATCGAGGTCGAATTCAGACAGCCACGAGGCGACGTGATCCCGCAGTACCTCCCAACTGGTTACCTGAGCGGTAAGCTCGGCGCGAGCCTTCGGCTTATCCCAATACTGTTTTATCAGTAAATCGAGGTAAGCATCTATCAACGTGCCCATCAGGTGATATCCGTTATCGTGATATCACCCACCGCGATAGTGAACGCGGCATCGGCATCGGGGGTTAAACGGCCATCTGTGTACGCGATGTCGTCGTCGCTAATTTCCAGCAACGTGGCGGTGAAATTATCCGCGGTGGAATACACCGTGCGGTACAACTCACTGGCCGTGAGCGCGTCGCCTATATGTAGATCCAACGCAGCCAGTGCCGCCTTAATGGCGTCGGTGTCTACAAAGGCACCGTCAACCCCCTCCACCGTAAGCGTGACGTATACCGGGGTGTACGTCGGTCGATCGAACCACATGGTGTGGATGATGTAGTACGGGGTCCCGTCTGGTCTGTACAGGGTCTCGATATAATCGCCCGATTCGGTGCCTTTCAGTCCTGTGCCACCGGTTTTATTCTTAGCTATAGTTTCCACTATGTCGGATATCTCACCGCCTTCGACGATGCACCATATCGTATGCCTATCCAGATCTAGCCCGGCGTCGTAGCTGTTCGTATCATTCTCATAAATGGCCACATCGGACACCCCGGCGACGCTGCTAAGCGCGGTGTATAGACCGCCGACAGTAGATGTAGCGGGCGAGGCCAGCGATGCATTACGGCGGATTCGCAGCTCGGGGTCCGTCTCCTCTTCGAGTCCGACTGCAGCGGCCGCCGCGTTGGTCACGGACACTACGCCGAGGACTACCGTGGCCGGATCAGTCACCGTTCCCGCATCGGCTTCGACCGCACCGAAGTTCTCGGCTAGCAGGGTGATAGCGTTGGCGCCGGTCGTGCAGGCCGTGGCGCTAGATAACACCCATGACTGATCAAGATCATCATTGACGGTATACCCCGCGGGTAGTGTGAGGTCCCGATCGGTCGTGATGGTCACGTCCACAGACGATTGACTCGCGGGCCGTCGGGACAGACCCGCCCACTTGATAACGGTATTGAGCCATTCCCCCGCCGCGAAATCGGGATCCATCTGGGAGTACAACGCCTGGATAAAAGCCTGTGCATCGAGACGGGCCTTGGCCTCGATGCCGATGCGTTGCCCGTCGGGCGAGTCCGGATCGACATTGATATCCGGACCATATGCGGCCTGGTACCCAGTGACGAGCTCGTCGTAGATCTCCTGATAGGTCTGGATGGTCAGGCCGTCGGTTGTAAAGGCGAAGCTCATGCGGATACGCTCACAGTCTCGTCATAGCGAGTGTCGAAAATATCGATAAATGTCAGTTCAATTTCAGCGGCTCGGTTGCTGTCTACCGACACCAGCCGCAGCCTATCAATGGCTCGTACGCCCTCGGTCTCCAACACGCTGCGCTCTATCTCGCGGAGGATGCGCTTTTGCGTGTTGCGTTCGCCCAACATCTCCAACCAGGGCAGCCCGTGGTTGACATCCAAAAACCAGTCATTAGTAAACGACCGTAGCCTCGTGACAACGCTTTGCCGGATAGCCTCCGAGCGGCGCAGGTAGTTAGCGCGGCCTTTGCCGAACGTCCAGTCCCCGCCGATATCCAGGCGACTGACTCGCATTACTGCGGTCCTCCAGTAGTCCCACCCCCGGGCGTAACGCCAGAGTGTACGTGTGTCTGTAGGCTGATGCTACCCGACTGTATATCAACCGTCGCGGTCATGGCACCGCCGCTTAAGCCGGTGAAGTTGGCCGCAGCTATCGTACCCAGGCAGGTGATATTACCAGTCACTTGCAAATCGCCGTCGATGATGACATCACCCTCGATAGTAGTGTCGCCCACCCTGTCGAGGGTGCCCTGGTGCGTGTGGTTGCCGTCGTAGTTGGTATCCCCGGTCTGCTGGATCACGCTGGGGATGGTGATCGCGCTCGCCAAGGGGTTGATACCCACGATCGCAAACCCATCGCTGTAGTCGTGCATCCGCAACTCAAGCGGGATTTTGAAGTCCTGCCCGCGATACCAACGGTCGTAACATCGCTCCGTAAATATTAACAGACAATAGTCCCCCACGGCAATAGGGTGGGCTGTATAGCTACCGCCGCCTTGCAGAAACACCGGCGGAACCTCGACAAACTCCGGCAGGCGTACCGACCCACCGCGAACCAATCTATTAATCACTGGTTGACAGTTGATCGTCTTTGTGCTAACTGCTGTCACCTTGGCTACCGTGGCGGTATGGACATTAGCCAACGCGCTATCGATCGCCAGCATGAAGGTGTCAACCAGTTGATTACGGTCGGTCATAAGACGGTGTACCCCCCAGCTAAAAAGGCCGTGATCGTTTGCTTCCAATCGGTCCCGTGTGTATCCCCGGCGTAGCCCATCGAATACAGTTTGTAAACACCGTTTAGATGGGGGGCCGATTGACTTTCCAACTTGCAAAGCCCGCCGATTTTGAGGGTTGGATTCATCAGCGTTTCAAATGCCACCTTGCTATACTCGCGGGTGGGCGTGTTGAGTAGGCCCGTTTTGGCGGTTACTACCGGGACATAGGCGCTTACGACCTCATCATCCTTTATGATGTATAGCTTTTCGTCGGCGATGTACCAGGTCTCGCCGTCGTTCATCATCGCATCGAGCAACGTCGCGGATTGGCCCACCAGTACCTTAGGGCGTAATAGCGGCTCTTGCGTGCGCAGCTTGCCCTTGGCGGTGTTAGGCATGTCCGCGAGTATAGCATCGACGGCAGTGGTTTTACCTTTGACAGTGACCGACGTAAAGCTATTTAAAAAATCAAATCCCCCGTCCAGACACTCCAGTTCCGTTACGAAGTCCGGCCCCTCGCGGTAGTTCTGCCCGCGGTGTACCGTACCCTTGAATACGAGATGTAGTACGTCTTGGTAGCCCACACTTAAGGATATTGGGATGCGTCTGGATTCTTCGGCATCTTTGACCAGCGCTAATCGGTGCGTCTCGGTCAGGTTGTACACCCGCAACGTCATGCGATTAAGCCCGCCTATAACGCTTTTGTCCGCGCTAAATTCGATACGCATCGGTGGGGTAACGATCACCCGCCCCGCCAACAGTTCGAAATTGCGATTAAAACGGGACGGCGGCACCGCGGATCTCCTGCATGTCGTCGGCTTCCAGCAGGTACATAGCGCACCTGCCGGTGGAAAAATCATCCGCACGTATCGGATCGAGGCCGGTCTCGATGTTATCCGTAACGATAAAATCAAACGGGAGATTGCGGGACCGCATGTGTAACACGCCGACACTTAGCTTCAGGCCATGCGTGCTAACGTCACCATAGCCAACGTCCATAATCCACATCTCGACGGTAGGCAGATACCGCAACGATAGCACGATCTCCGATTCTTCGAACACTATCGTGTGGCGCTGGTGTGGTTCGTCGGTTATGTTTTGTAGTTTTTTCATTGGCCGAATATCGCGTCTTTAATTTGCGTTGCTAGGGACTCGGCTACGTCTTCGCCTTCTTGGACGCCCTTATCCGATTCGGCTGTAGTCTGCCCGCTGAGCCCCGCTGCCGGTGTTGCTACCTCGGCATAGATCGTTGAGGCGTATTGTAACTGCTGGGCCTCGATGGTAAAGGTGGTAGTATCCTCGACGTTATCGGTGGAGGATACGAACGATGTTATCACCATGTTATCGAGCCGACGGTACGGCATGTCTATGGACAGTACGGTCTTGGCCTTGTGATAGCCCTCGATCATGTCGATGAACGACTCGCGAAGGCCCTTAGTTGTAGTGTCCCGATTGCCAACGAAATTAAACGCCTGTGTGCCCGCATCAAGCACCGAGTCCAGACGGCGCAAGGCATCCGTAACGTCGTTGGCAAGAGCGGCCGCCTTGGCTATTTGGGACTGCGTGCGGGGCGGCGCGAATTGACTCGCCACGTTGCCAATCTCAGCGAGCACACGGGTGGTCGTTGTCGCTAGAGCCGATCGACGGACGAACACGTCCGCGACGCTACCCTCGATCGTGACGGTCAACGGCCTGATGACTATGTGGTCATTAACAAAACTGCCGTCTTCCACGGGCGTTTCAGGCACCTCGGCCGTTAAACGATAGCTCTCGCGTACGCGCGCCAATGCGGTGAACCCGCCTATGCCGATCTCGTCCGTCGGGGTGGTCGAGTATGGGCGATCTAGGTAGTCGGAGATAACAGCCATCACATACCCCCAACGGCTAACTGCGTGTTGGCATTGTCTAGTTGACGATCCAAGTTATTGTACATCAGCTGCGCGGCCCGGGTAGGATCGGAGGTGCTTACGTTGATCGTGTTGCGCTGGTCAATATTGCGGTTAACCACGGTACTACTGGCCCCCGCCGGCATTAGCGGATACGGTCGCAGGGTCTCGTTCCGTAGGCTGAGTTCGGGTGCATCATGGAAAAAATCGAAGATCCCTTTGCCGAGCGATTCGCCCCAACCGGCGAACACATCGCCCAGGGCCTTGGCGGAATCGTACAGTTCGGACAGCTGATCTAGGAGTTTATCGAGTCCTAAATCGGCTAGGGCCGTACCGAGTTCACCGCCGATGTGATCCAGCCAACCGAAGAAGCTTTTCAGAAATTCCCACACGGCTTTCCCTGCGGCGGTTAAAGCCTTAAATTGAAATGTCAATTCCTTTACGATATCGATCCCGAATTCTTGTTGGAAAAAATCAGCTATTACGGACTTACCGCCCCGGAACGCCACGACGAGATCATCGATAGCCAACACGATCGCAGTGATCGCCAGAACGATACCTATCTTACCGATGCCCTTTAGCACGGTACCAACGTCGAGTAGCGCGATCTTTAGCAGTATGACAGCGCCTGTGAGGGCTCCAATCGTTGGTGCGACACGCTTTAGCATATCCCAGGTACGCCCCAGCCACTTAACGGCGTCTTGTATGCCGTTGACGATCCAGTCCCGATTGTTACGTAAGAGCTCGGCGAACCCGTCTACCATGCGTTCCAGTTGTGGGCCCACACCGACAGCAATCAGGTTGCGCAGAGAGTCCAGACCGAAGCCCAGGGCCTTAACCGATCGGGTGTAGGTCGCGGCTTGGGCGGCTTGTTTATCTGTTAGCACACCAAACGCCTCGGCCTGCGCGCGAAGCTCAGCCAGCTCGGACGAGGACCGATTGAGCAAGCGGAGTAGACTCGCGTCGATACCAAGCGCGCCCGCAAAGTTGCGTTGTTCCTCGATCGACAGCCCCAGGGACTTAAACCGGTTCCCCACTTCTTCAAGGATGCGGTCAGCCGTTTTGATGTGTCCGTGCGTATCACGGACCGAGATACCTAACCGGGCGAAATCCTCGCTTCCTTTTTGCGCGGCCGAGCCGATAGTGCTGGCCAGATTGGACAATGTGGACTGCATGGCGGATGCCGAACTTTGGTTCTGCTCGGCCACGTAGTTCCAACGTTGGATATCGCCCACGCTGATCCGCGTTTGATACGACAGTGCGTCTAGCGAATCGACACCCAATAATACACCGTGCGCCCACTTTTCGAATACCGCGGTGGCGCCAGCTATCGCGGCGGTCCATATTGCGAGCTTACCGATGGACGTGCCGAGTAACGTATTGTATTTAGCCAGGGGGGCCAGTGGTCCCGCGAAGCTAAATTTCGTCACCAGGTCATTGATTACTTTAGTTGCCATCGCGCGCCTGTTGCATGTGATAGAGCTCGATATCCTGCCGGATCTGCTCGTGCTCTATCAGGTCCAGATACTCCGGGGTATCCATCTGTTCGAGGTATTCTATTGTACCATAGCCCTCCCTGGCGAGGTAGTACAACGTAGACCGTTCATCCGGCACATTGGTATAGGCCACGTAGTTCGCCGATTCCCGGCGCACCCATACGTTTAGCTTGTAGGGGCGCCGCTCAAGAAAGGGAAGCTGATGACCCCCAGGGCGATTATGATAAGCTGCACGTAATCATCCGGGTACTCGTCCCAATGTGTGGCCCGTTTGGACAGTGCAGAACCCTCGAACAGCACCCGGTTCTCGATGATCTTTTCCACCGCTTCGAAGGACTCGGACTCAAGGAAACTGAAGTCGTTCCTCTCCGCAGCCTCTTGGATCGAGGTATAAAACGCGAACACTTTACGGCGTTCCTTGTGGACCATGCGGGTGAATTTATACACTCGCCCGCTGGTCAACTCGGCTTCGCCATCCTCGTAGATGGCCTTGATCATCTCGCGTGCAGCACCTCGTTCGTCCATTTTTATATACTCCGGGTTGCGTTACGGAAGCGGATAGTGTACTCCATCATCGCGTTGCCGTCCGTGTCGTTCTTAACATTGCTCGGACGGGTCGTGATGGAGCCGTTTTCGAGGATGTAGGACTCTGCGCTGGCCGTACCGTCACGGGTGAAGTCCTCCTTTACGGACCCATTGAACACTACCGGGCCCTCTTGATTTATCGCGCTGTTCAAGAACACATCAGAACCGCTGAACTTCTGCACACGGACCACGAGATCATGGACATCGCCATCGACCCGCTTGTTAATGGTCACATTGCCGTTGGCGGAATTGACGTGGCTTGTCAAGGGGTTGACGGGGTTAAGCTCCAGTCGGTCGCCCTCGGCAAAATCAGCGATAGCAAACCCGTTGAGTACCAGGGTCGTGCTCTCGGTATTGAGTAGTATCGTCATGGCTCAACCCTTAGATGTTAAAATTGATGATGATGTCGACGCTGTGGATCGCGCCGGCGTTCTTGACCGCACATTGTAGTACCGGGGACTTACGGGCTTGACGGTCCGCCTGGGGCTGATCAGCCAACGCACCCGCAATCCAGTAGAAACCAGCCTCCGCGATATTGCGAACGAACGTATCGTAATCGCCGAAGTAGTCCGGGCTGGACCATGCACCCGGGGCGAACACGCCGGCACGAACAAAACCGCGGGTCGTCTTTTCGCCCTGATCGATGAGCTGATTCACGCCGCGCCGGGTCTGCGGGATTTTGACACTCGTCTGCTTGAGCAGGTTGTACATGTCCGTTTGCACAGCGTCGACAAACGCGATCAAGTTATACACGTTGTCGACGAAATCATTAGCGCCACTGGTGAGCACGACCGCCGTGTTTTTGATCGTGGTATACAGATCCAAGCCGACGGTCTTAGCGGCGGTGATCTCCGACTGGGTGTAGGACTCCGCGGTGACTTGCAATGTTTTGAGATGCATCGTCAACGCAGAATTCTCGGCATTGAAATTAACAACGTGCGCCCGGGCCATGTAGGTCGCAGCCATCTTGCGATTGTTGGCGGCACTATAGAGCATACGATAGTACGTCTGACTCGCCAACTTGATGTACCATGCCGCGTTAGTGTCCGCGTCAGTCGTGAGATACGTCGCGCCTGAAAACACCTCGTACACGAGCACGTCGTTAGCTTGTGCCCATGCGGCCATTAGCTTGCGGTTGGCGTCGGTATCGGCGTCGATGATGGCCAGGCCCTTGAAGTTGACTAATGCCTTTAGAGCCGCCACAGCGGTAAGCTGTGTCTCGGCGGTAAGCACATCCGCATCGGCGCCCTGTACGATCGTTGCGCCCACGCCAATACCGAGGAGCGTGCCGACATAAGTACCCGTGCCTGGGTCACTAGCGATGGTCAGTAGACTGGTGGCACCAGTCGTATCGCTGGTAACCACGATCTGGTTGCTATCGCTTACGGTAACAGTCGCGCCCGTGATACCGGAGACCTCGCTATCCAGTAAAGTGGCTACGTCGTCCAAACTGGTCACGCTGCGCAGATCCAACGCAGTGACGTTGACGGTCCCGCCATCCACATCGATGTCTAAGCTACCATCGGAGATCTGTTGCAACTGCGCTACCACGGTGGTCTCTACGAGCTGTTCGCCGGTGAGTACCGCTGCGGATGCCGCTACACTCTCCGACGCCCCGCGCCAATAGCCCGCCACCAACACGCCGCCAGCGTTGATCGGGTTGGGCGTCGTGCCAAAAAACGCTGTCGCCCAGGCGTACATATCGCTCTGGGTGCCGAAGTCGGTTGCCACGCTGGCGATGTCACTGTATAACTGATAGCGATTAGCCGAGCTGAGGGGTCCGTCCTGCTGCGATGTCATGATCGCGCACACGTTCATATTGTCGCGCGCAGCGAGTTGCCCCTCGGGCAGCAGGGCCACGTTGACAACGTTGGTGATGTTAGCCACTATGTTTAACTCCCGTTTCGTCTCTGATTTCGAGCTGCGCGGTATCGATGCGCAGCGTGTCTATATCCACAGTCGAGGCGTGCCCGACAAACATTTCAACCTGTACCCGCTCCCCGTATTGCTGGCCGGTCAATGCCGCCACGTCCGTTACGCTACTCGGGCGGTGTACGTCTAGCCCGAGCGATACGCGCAGATCATAGGCGGCTTGGGAGCGGCACCGCGCGCAAAATTCTACCGCCCTAGTATACGCCCCGGACCCGTAGAAGTCCAGCAGGACGGTCCCAGCCCACTGGTCGCCCAGGGTCAGGACCTCCGTATCGCCGTCGTATTGCTCGGATGAGGCCAGGCGGTTATGACCCGTGAGCATATCGATGACGATGTAAGCGGTTTCGAAATCCGCCCGTTCAAAATTTTGGCGCCCGATCCGGATCAATTGCTCATTGTAGGATAGGAGATCCCGGACGAACAAGGAGACGGATTTTAGTATCGAACTACTCATGTGGGCTCGATCCAGCCGACAAACATGCCGGTGGCTGTCAAGCTCTTGTTGCTACTGGCCGACAGACCGAGCAACGTACCCGGCAGGAGTGGGTAGCCCATGGGGAGATCGATAGCGAGGCCCCCGTTTTGCACGGCGATACTGCCACCCGGGATCAACAGGCCATCGGTCCACACGACCGTGCGAATGAACGCCTTGGCGTCGGCGGTAGCACTGGCCGAACTCAACAGGATGGTGCGGGCATGCGCCTTGTAACCACGGGGTACCATGCGGAAACTAGACGCCTGGATCAGATTACCGGCGGGAATCGTGGCATACACCGTGCCGCCATAACTCGCAGTGATGGTCCCGACCGCCGCGCGTGTGCCGGTGAGATCGGCCGCCACGACCGTGAGGGTTTGTATCCAACGTATGTCCTCGACCGGCGTGGTAGTACCAGCGATCCCGTTGGTGGCGAACATTGTGGATCGCCGATTTAAGCTGTTGTCCAAGTATGTCATGAACAGGTAGCGCGCCCCCGCCCCGGCAATGGAATCCGCGTCGCTGGTAGAGGTCACGGTCATAGCCACGCCGGACGATAGTGGGTCCGGGAGTACGGCCGTACCGGGCCAAATCGCCACGTTGTTTACCGCGCCGGTAACATCGCGTTCACCATCGCTATCGAACGACTCAGCCCCGGGGTATTCGCCGCGGCGCAAGGACAATACGCTGCGCTGTTGTTCCGTGGCGAAGTTGACGATAGAGCCGTCCTCGGCGATCGTCCGACCCGTCTGTGGATGCTGAAGGCGAAGGTAATCTACAAAAGTTTTGCTCATGTCAAAGGTGTCCGTTTTGTTTGCTCACCGATCGCTTTGTAGTATCCGTAGCCTGACCAATCCGTAGCCGACACCAGCTTGTAATCCTCGCCATTGTAGCTGATGTACTCACCGACGGCGACCGCATCCAGGCTGTGAATCGTGATATATTTCAGAGACCAGTCCAGCCCGGCCAGCGTTTGCAATCGTTGGGGATCTGCGGGCTGGACCATCGCTCGCACTGTGCGCGGTGTCACCACGTCAACCGGTTCAAAATCCACCGTGGTCCGTGTCAGAGTCTTGACGGTGTAATTGGAGACCCACCCCTCCAGGGCGCCCGATACATCAGGAAGCATCACGGATCACCCACGTTATCGAGCCGCGCAAGATGCCGGTGTCGATCAGCACTTGGTCACTGCCTTTGCGCTGTTTGGTTTCGTCCGTGATATCTGGCCACGTACCGTACCCGCGGGAGGTAAACGCGCCCTTGCTTACGTTGGTGGCCAGAACGCCCACCCGGCCGAGACCGGTATCGACACTGATCTGGCCGTTTACCGCGGCGTGGAATTGCCTGGCGATCCCTTCGTCCATCTCCTTGCGTTTGATATCAAACGGTGCCCGTAGGAACGACCGTTGCGGTATCGGGCCATACCCATACTCATGCGTCGCACCGGTGGCGATTACCGATCGGCCGTCGCCATAGATCTTCTCACCGACCTTCTCGGCCGGTAGGCCCACAAACACCGCTTTGTGTTTGATGTCCTTCATCGTTTGAAGCATCTTGGCGGTGTAAGCGAGCATCTGTTCAGGTGTCATACAGCCACCCCGCCATAGTTGCGACGGGTCAACAGCATGAATCGCTGACCGTATTTGGTCGAGCCAAACATCGATTGCATCTGGCTGATGTTCTGCGGCGCGGCATAGGATACCGATACACCACCCGCGCTCTTACTCTGCACGGTCCCTACAGCCCCGGACGATGTGCTGGTCTCCCCGACGAGTAGATGGGCCAGCAGGTTAAGCACGGCCTCCTTGGTGCTAGCTTGGTAGGTCGCGTTGTAATACGCGGGCCATACCTCTTCGAGCACGAGGAAATAGGAGTCCACCGTAGCCGCGGGGAACTCCGGAAAACGCGTCTTGAAATCGTCGATTAGAGCCATTCAATCAGACCGAGCTTTTCGGCGTGGGCCAGTTTAGCCATCAGGGCCTCGTTGGCAATGTCGGCTTCTGTAAGCGCGTACTGACCGCGAGGTTGCACAACGGTCGAACCGATCCGCTGGGGATTGGCCAGCTTGTTAACCAGACGCATTTCAGTGGTGTTGGGCTTAGCCTTGGGCATGGTCAATCTCCGGTTTGGATTTTACAGTACTCACACTCGGCGTCCGCCGTGGCGGCCGCAATAGCCGCGGGGTTCCCCGAGGCGATAGCCGCATCGAGAGCGTCCGCGGCCACGAGAGCTGGGTGAGTACCTGAGTAGCCCCGGGCCTGTGCGCACAATCTTAGCCGGGTTGCTAGACCGGGCATCGCGTTAAACATAGCACCTTCTCAAAAAAGCGGTCCATCCTTGGACCATAGTACGAGGTGATTTATAGTCCTGTCAACACGTAGGCGGCGGTATCCTCCAGCACATCCAGGCCCGCGATGCGGTACTTAGAATCGACATGGTAGTCGAAGCTGCCCTTCTTGATGATCTCGCCGATCGTCAAGGGCACCGGGATGCGCATCTTCATGGCTTCGCTGTTGGTGCTGTAGGCGATCGTGTGGGATACGCCCGCGCCGCCAGCGTTGTCCGCGCGGAAGGTCGAACGGAAATTGACGCCGGGGAAGTTGGCTTTGAGGGCGGAGAGCACCGACGCCGAGCCGGCCGCGCTGTTGAGGATCTCGACCGCCAGAGTGTTGAGCACGTAGACAGGCATGTCGACATTGCTCACCATGTATTCGGGCGTGTTGTTTACCGCGTTGTTCTGCGCAGTGATCAAGCCCGCAATGTCGTCATACATCTGCTGGGCGGTCAGAGTGCCGATAGCACCCGTAGCCGCGCCGGAAGTCCAGCCCGCATAGTTCAACAGGCCGGTCGTGCCCTTGTCGGGGATACCCAGATAGCCGATGTAATCCACTTCACGCATGTAGATCTTGTTGTGCGTCTCGATGTAGCGCGACGGCAGGTTGATATTCTGAAGCGCAGCTTCTTTAACTTCATCGTCGGTCCAATCGGATTCCGCTTGACGGATGACAACTTTCAGAAAGTTGTCCTCTGCGGCCAAAGAGATCCGGCCCCGGTTGTCCGATGCATCGCCGGC